AATGCAATGCGAGAAGCAGAGAGTGGTAATGAAGAAGATAAAAAACTAGCTGAAGAAAACTATAATGCTATACTAGATATAGAAGCTATGGATGATGAGCAAAAATATATTGAGCTTGTTAGATTATACCCTCAAATAGCTTACAAATTCTACAATCAAGCTGATGCTTTCAAAAACACTTTTAGTGATCCTGCTTACTTTTCACCAACCATACTAGAGATTATAAAACAATACGAACCAGAGGAATAACATGGTAGATCTTTTAGGGCTTCAAAATAGAATGTTAGAAAGACAGAGTTCTTTACCCCAAGAAGAACCGACTGAAGAAGCTTTTGATCCTACAGGTAAAAGTTTAATTGAAACTTTGTCTGCTGATTCAAATTATAAAGTTTTAAAAAACTACATGTCTGACAGGTACGGCATGGAGGAATCAGAGTATGGGCAAAGAGAAATAATTGACGCTTATATTAATCAGATGCGTAGGTTTAACGCAGGTCAATCTGTTGTTGCACTAAGTGAACTTACATATTTAAATACAGGTGACAATGATCAGAAACTTGCACTAAGGCGTAAGAAAGCAGCAGATGCTTACAAACTTTTTGATGGTCTTAGTGGAGCATTTAGTAAAGATAGAACATTAGGGGAAAAGGCTGATGCTGTTTACGATTATGCAAGAGCAGCTATTGTTGACCCTGTTAATATTATATCTCTAGGTGTTGGTAAAATATTTGGTATTGCAGGATCTAAAGCTGCTGTAGCAGGAGCTAAACATTTAGCCTTTAGAGTTGGAAGACAAGCAGGATATCAAGCCCTAAAGAAAACTGGATCTAAAAAAGTTGCACAACAAATTCAAAGAGAAACAACACAAAGAGCTTTTAAAGAAGCTTTAAATAAATCTAAAACAAAAGCTATAATAGATGGAGCAGACAAGAAAGCTATTTATGGTAGCCTTGGATTTGATATGGCTGCTGCAGGTGGCTTAGACTTAGTTCAACAAAAAGCAGAGATAACATCAGGTTTTAAAGAAGACTTAGATTTCTTTCAAGCAGGTGTTTCAACGGCTACTGGTGCTCTTGGTGGTGGTATTCAACTTGGTTTAATAACACTTAAAAATAAACAACAAATACCTCTTGCTTCAATAGAGCTTCAAAAGTCTAGAGAAATAATGAAAACTTTAGATGATTCTATTGATCCATTAGATGATAAGACAAGAAGAGAAATACTTTCTAGTGATAACGTAGCAAACGCTTTAGAGGGTTTAAGGACAAGGACAACGAGTTGGGCAGAGAAAGTAAGGAAAGGTAAAGAGTTAGCTAAGAAGTCAGACAATCCTAAGACTTCTATAGACTATGATACTGAGTTTGCTTACATGTTTTTTGTTGGTAGTAAAGAAAATAACTGGGATGGTCTTATAAACATACTAGCAAAGGAAGGTTATAGACAACCTCGAACTATGAACTTCACAGACTTTATGGGTGAGGCTATATCTGACTTATCAAAAGATAATAAAAAGATTTTGAATGAAGCTTATGAAGCACTTAGAAATTCCTCTGATCAACTAGAAGGATTTGGTCTTGAAGAATTTATAAATATAGATGCGGCAAAAACTAGAAAAGCAGCACAGATATTAAATGCCAAGTCTCTAGCTAAACAAAAGTTTCAAAAACTTGGACTTGATTACAGTGATGTAAACGCTGAAGATGCTGCAAAGATTTTATCTGAGCCTATAGAAGAAGAAACACGAAAGGGTATTCTTGCACCTTTTAAACCTCTTCAAAGCAATCTTATTAGATCTCTTGTTACTCACCCAGGAACTACAGCATTAAATGCTATAGGTTGGAAAGCAGCTACAGTAAATCAAAGTGTTTCAGATATGATACGTGCAGGTTTATATGGTGGAAATGCGGTGTTAAAACAACTTACAGGTGACAGTGTAAACGCAGTTAAGTATAAAAACTTAGCTGTTCAGATGATGGATCTTCAAAGACAAAAAGTTAAAAACATGGTTGATCCTTATGGAACTTATGAGTCTGTAATGGATTACCTAGCTGTAAGACCTGACGCACAAAAAGAATTGTTTAGATACATCAACGGTGGTGTAGAAGTTAAGGGTATACTTGACGAGTTTGAAATGAACCCTGACATGAAACCTGAGAAGGGTAACTTTCAAAAGTTTAATGAGTTCTTTGAAAAAATATACGGTGTTAAAGCACAGGACTTCTTAACTAAAACTCAAGAGTTTGTTTACGCATTAGATAAACAAATGAGAATAAAGTACGGTAAAAGTTACATGGAGTTTATGGATGACCCAGAATTAGTAACTTATCTATCTGAGCCAGGATCAAAAAGATTTAAAGAGTTTGCGGAGATTGAAGCTGTTGCAGTACAGGATGCTTTACGTAATACTTTTTCTAAAAAGTACGGAGGTCAAGATGGTATTATTCAAGGTGTAGCTAATCTAATAGAAGAGGTAAGAAATGTTCCTGGTGTTGGTGCTCTTGCTCCTTTTGGACAGTTCTGGAATAACAGTGTAGCATTTATGTTAGATCACTCAGGTATTAGTTTACTTAACAAGTATACTATTAAAGCAGGTGGTAAGGCTGCAGTAGAAAGAGATCCTTTAGATCTATTTACTAAGTCTGCTGTTGGTTGGAGTGCTGTAGGTCTTGGTACATATTCTCAAATGGATAATTTAGAGGAGGGTCTTGCCTGGTACGAAGACAGGGATGAAACAGGATCAGTAAGAAGTTACCTATATGATTACCCAAGAAATGTTCCCATGCTTGTGGGTAGAATGGGTGCTCATTTAGTAAGGGACGGAGTAATACCTGTAGACTTAATAACAGCGTTTGGAGATAACTTTGGTACTCGTGCTCTAACGAGAGAGCTTGGAGATGCTTACGGTTTAGTGAGCAAAGGAATCTTTCTTGCATCAGAAGCAAAGGACGAAGAATATTTATTTGCTGCGCAGACAGTTTTAGGAGATATGGTATCTCAGTATGCTTCAGGATTTACAAGAAGGTTTGAACCAATAAATCAAGCTGTAGGTATGGCAAGAGGTGAAGACTACACAGTAGTTGACAGGAAGCAAGGTAGTGAGACTCTAAATAATTCTTTAAGGTATGTAGACCAAATCTATACTGTTTTGTCTGGTGAAGAGTTAGCGGAAGAAAAAGAGAAAGCTTTATCTGCAGAAGATGTACCAGTTAATATCGGTAGAGTTGTAGGATATAGAGATGTTCTACCATCTACAACAATAGAAAAATTATATAACGATATTGGTAGATCTCAGTGGAAGACTGAGATAAAAAGTAAATCACCAGAGGCTGTTAATACTTTTAATAAGTATGTAAGACCAAGGTTAGAAATGTTAGCAGATGCATTAGTAGATTCAGGTCAATGGGATGGATCTAGTTTGCAAGAGAAAAAAGAAGCTTTAGATTACATTTTAAATAGATCTAAAAAAGATACGATGGATATACTAGAAAACAGTACTGACAAAGAAGATAAAAAGTTGAAACTAATTTTTGATGTAAAGAAAGCAGGAAGAAAAAAAGATCTTAACGAAGTTCTTGGATACTTTGATATAAGAGAAAAAGATATGTGGAAGTTAGATGTTCAACAACTAATGATAGTAGAGGACATTGTAAAAGAAATGCGAAAAGATAGAAAAAATATAGGAAAAGAGTTAGGTCTTGAATAAAAAGAAACCCCCAGGAATTAACTGGGGGTTTTTAGTTTGTTATTTCTTTTTATTATTTTTGTAGTCGATCATCTTACTTGAGTAGGAGAAAGCTTCTTCAATTATCTGATCAGACTTAGTGTAATACTTACCAGAAGCAAGGAGTCCTGACAAGGCATGACCTGCAAAGAAATCGTTAGTCTCTACCTTTATCTGAGTAGTATCTTTANNTGATACAAACTCTTGGGCTTCCTGCTCAAGGGTTTTTTTATTATCTTTACTAGTCATTTATGTTTTTCTTTTAAAGACTCTAACATCCTGGCAAGATACCACTGTGCTTTTTCCATATCTTCTACAGGATTAGTTTTATATCTGTAACGGTGTTGATACTTTATCATGTTACCATGACAGTAATCTATAAAGCCATCAAGACCAAGGACTTGTTTGATGTAGTCAATACATTCTATCCCACCGTCTGCATGATTGTAGTGGAAAGGTTTATCAACTGGATTAAATTTAGAACTCATTTCTTTCCTTCCTGCTAAGTCTATTATATCTGAAACACTATACCTGTTGCACTCTCCACAGTGACCATCATCATC